GGATCACCTTTTCTTGGCATTGTTCCATATCCCCTATCACCCGTTTGTCCAAATGGATTTGTCTTATTACTTGCAAAATAAACACTATTTGGGTTTTTAAGATATCCAGTCTCATGCATTGCTTGTGCAGCAACAATCTCTGGCCATTTTGTACCACCTACTTTCTTTGCTATATTATAAATGTGCATGAATGCCTGCTTATCAGTAAAATTAGTAGGAAGAGGATCTACTCTCTGTCCTCCTGAAGAAGCACTTACTTTAGATCTGTCAGGTCTATCTTGAGAGAATACTTGTAAAGGATCAAAGATCCTCTGTGCCATGTTTCTACCGCCAGTATATCTTCCACCTGGTTCTTCTTTTTCGGGAACTAAACCACCAGAGGAATAATATCCTGGTTTAGATGTTCTACCTCCACCACCAGCAGAGTTGATACCCTGCATAAATCCAACACCATATTTACTAACCGCTCCTCTACTCATAACAAACTCACCAGGAGTGAGCATAGCAGGGACAGTATCAGCATTCCCAGAACCAGGAACTCTACCACCAGCACTGTAGAATGAGATATTCTGCATCATGTTGCCAAGGTTTTCTATGTTATCATCTAACTGAGTCTTACCTTGTGCTGCTCTTTCTGGATCATTAGATGCTTGCGTGCCTGTATACGCTGCATAACCAAGAGCACCGACACCTGCAACTGCAAGTGTCTTCAGTGGATTCCTTACTGCAATGCTAATAAGTTTGCCTGTTAATTTAAGTATCTTAGGTATGAAAAATGTAACTAAACCAACTAAACCTTTGAGAAATCCTCCAAGTCCAGTTCCAAATAACAAGAATCCTGCCAAAATAGCAGGCCAAGTATCTTTAAGGAACCTACCAATTGCATTTATTTTTCCCTTATTATTCTCATCACTAAACCAATCAATAAGTTTTATAAGAACTCTGCCAATAAGAACAGTAAAAATAAAATCAAATAATTTATCAAATATACTTTTTACTGGTTTTAATACTTTTGATACTGCCTTCCCTAAACCAGAGAATGCTTTCTTTTCTAACTTATCTTCAGATGCAGATCTCCTCTCCCTCTCCTGTTTTCTTTCTCTTTTGCTACAACTTGTTTCTTAAATTTTTGTTCTGCTCTTAGGGTTTCTAAGATGGAATCGATACCCTTTAGAACATCATCTAAATTTTCTTGTGTCTTTTCTGTAACTGGACTAGAAACGAATGATTGAGCAACATTTCCAGACGTTTTTACTATCGCTCCACCGCGACCACCGCCTGGAAGTGCTCTATTAGTAGAACCCATGGCGGGCCCAGTTTTCTTTTCTAATACCTTATTGACAAACTTCTCAAAATTTATTTTATCTGCTCTCTTTTTAAATCCTTCTTTTCTTTCAGCAGGAGACAACCTTTGACCCGCAATCGTTCCACTGGAGGTAAGTTCATCAAGATACGCTGCGTATCTGTTTCCTCCAAAAAACTTTGATGGTGAGAGTGCTTTAGTTGAACGCATTTTGTTGTTTGTTCTTTAATTCCTCTTCTTCAAGATGCTGCTGCAGAAGGGCAACATAAATGTCTCGTTCCCAAGGCATCATGTTTTCAATCTCAGTCAAACTATATTTATGGTACTGCATCAAGGCAAAATTAAGTTGAAAGTAATTCAACAAATCCATGTGTACCATGCCTAGGCGAAAAAAGATGATAACCCTTCCAGAACGATGTCACTCTCGACCTTTGTATTTGGATTTTTTACCTTAACTGTATGAGAAAGTTTAGGCATAGTTTCAAAGAACTTCTCAATATCTTTGAACTGAGAAGAGTTCATTGACTCAAGAAAATCTGTAATCTCTTTCTTTGTACAATCAGCGGTAACCCAAACATCATCTTCTGTGTAAATTTTATCAATACAAGAAGCAATCAGATCAAATGATTGATCCATTGCACTCTTATCTTCAAAGTCAAAGTTATTTTTGATAAACTGCTCAAGAGATGGATACTTCATTTCCATCATGATTGTTTTATCAACTTTAATTTGATTCGTGTGATCTTCACTCTTTTGAACTTTAATATCATCCAAATTAATCATTACAGAAACTTCTGTTTCTTCATCGTCAGGACATATCAGATTAACTTCAATTTCCTCCCCAACTGACTTACCACGAATGTTCAGGAACAAATATTCAATATCAAAAGTAGGAAGATTTTCTACTTTAATTCCTCTTGTTTGAATACAGTTTTTAATTACTGACTTAATAGCAGTTGTAATTTGTTTTGTATCCTCACTCTCAAGAGCGATGACAAGAACCTTTTCTTCTTTTACAAGGAATGGTCTGTACTGGATTGTTTGTCCTGTGGATGGCAACTCAAGTTCATATGTAGGAGTCGCAATTTTTGGTAAAGGCATAATATCTTATAAAGATTTCAGTATGATTATTTATTGGGGTGGTGTAATGTCTAAATTAAGTCCTTGACTGAAGGCGAAATTAAAATTTGCTTGTCCTTCTGCTGTAAAAGGATTTACATTAAGATTAGAAGCATATGCATTGATTGCATCTGAATCATATATGTCACCATAATCAGCATTAAATGAAAATGGTATATCGGGGTTTGCAGCAAATGCTCTTCTACCGAAATCTGGAATGTTTCCTGTACCAGGAGCTTTGATTCCTTTTAATATATAACGAATATATGACATTGACACTGTGCACTTTAACAATGAAGATGTATCATAAGAAACAGACATTGAGTTAATTGCCAGTGGGAAAGATCTGATAAACTCATATTCTAAAACAGAAGTATAGTCTTTCTCAAACTTTCTTACAATCAAACCCTGATCAGAAATATATTCATCGGGGTATTTTACTCTATATGCATAGTTTTTTGCTCTTGTTTCACTTGAATCTTCATTCATAATATATGATATCCAAGTTTCAAAAAATTTGATCGGTATATAATCTTTAGCATCGACATAGAATGTCAAATCAAGTCGATCATCAAATAATCTTCTATAAGCGTGCTTCTCAGTTACGCCAGTTCTATCATTATTTGCCTCTAATGTTGTCAACTGCGATCCCGGTAAAGATGCTTCAGAACACATTAAGTTAAGTCTCTCCTGCCTTATACCTAAAGCAACCTGAAGATCTTCTGGTATGCCAATCTCCACTTCAAAGTGAGAAGTCAGTGCTGGACTTAATAATAGTGTTTTAATTTGTGATACCGACTTTGGTGTTGGCATTTATAAATACTATTTGACCTTATATATTATGTATAAGAGATGGCAGAGAGTATTAAGAGTAGATATAAACCATCGCATCCTGAGAAATATCAAGGTAATCCCAACAACATTATATGTCGGAGTAGTTGGGAACGCAAAATGTGTCGGTGGTGTGACTTGAATGAGAATATTATATCATGGGCATCGGAAGAGTTTAGTATTCCTTATGTGTCACCAGTAGATAATCGTATCCATAGGTATTACCCAGATTACTTGATTAAAGTCAAAGAGTCAACTGGTAAGATCAAGACTTATGTGATAGAGGTCAAACCAAAGAAACAAACTACTCCACCAAAGAGACCAAAGAGACAGACTAAATCATACATTTATGAGTGCCAGATGTATGCAGTCAATCAAGCGAAGTGGAAAGCAGCAAAGGAGTTTTGTTTAGATAATGGAGTTGAGTTCAAGATCATAACCGAAAATGAACTAGGAATCAAATGAATCGTCTAGAAGGAAACCAAATCAACAACGGCACAAATGATCAGGAAGATATGATGTTGGAGATTATGGATCTCTTGAAGGATACTGTTACACCCATCCCTGATGTAGGAACAATCTGCACTTTTGTTTACAATGCAAAGACTCCTGACATTAGATATGATCAGCACCCGCTAGTTGCTGTGACTGAATTATTTCAATGGGGATTCCGTGGACTTAACTTTCACTGGCAAGAATATAGACAATATACTTGGGAAGAACTCACTGGACAAGTTTATATTGTGCAACGAAATGAACTAGATGATTTACTTGCGATACCATATGCAAAGTTTGTAACTAAATAAATAAAAAGTTCTAGAAAATGAGCGTAAACTGGGATAATTTAAGAGGAGGATGGGTAGATGAAAGTGGCTCATTGAAAGCCAACTTTCCAGTACGCCAATCTCGATATAGTCGCACTGGTGGTTTAAGGACTGAAAATCAAGCTCTTGTAGATAATACAACGATGGTTGCCGTCGTAAACCCCAAAAATGGTGCCTTTGATGTTTATGATACTGATATTTTTGGAAGAAGGTCAATAGTTTATACATATAATCCATCAGATGGAAGTAAAAAAATACATGATGAAAATTTATTTCAACGCTCTTTTAAAGGATCTTATGGAATAGAGCAATATAATACTTTAAATAAATCAATAAAGCAAGCAACATTAGATAATTTAGAGCGACACAAATCTCAAGGCACTGTAGAGGGAGATTTACGAGACATTGGGCAAACAACTGGA